CGGGGACGTTCTCCCAAACCAGCCACTTGGGCTGATATTGTGCAGCAATGGCAAGATAGGTGAGCATGAGATTTCCCCTTGGGTCATCAAGTCCCTTGCGAAGTCCTGCGACTGAAAAACTTTGGCAAGGGGTTCCTCCGACCAAAAGGTCAATTGATCTGTCAATGGGCCACTCCTTAAATTGTGTCATGTCGCCAAGGTTGGGGACATCTGGGTAATGATGCTCCAGCACGGCGCTTGGGAACTTTTCTATCTCGCTAAACCACTGCGGCTTCCATCCAAGTGGATGCCACGCGGCGGTGGCGGCTTCAACGCCAGAGCAAACTGAGCCGTATTTCATGTGTCACCCTCCTCAAATTTATTCGCCAGAGCCTTGATCGGCTGCTTGCTGAACACCCAGCGCCATTGCGGCTTAGTGTAGCCAGGAACCTTAACAAAATCACGCACTCGGTACAGCTTGCCAGCGTCCGCCATGTTGTTGAGATAGCTTGAGGTGCGCGCAATGCTGTCACCGAGCATACCGGCGCCCTCAGAGGCCGTAATGCGCTGGTCATAACGCAACATGCGGAAAAGATGCTCACCCTGCTCTATGCCGTTCTGGCGGCGTCTCTCGGCCAGCTCAACGGCGCTGGGGTGCATGGTTGACTTGCGAACCTGCATAGACGGCAACGGTTCACGGTTGCCCAGCTTGTGCTGCAACTTCTCAAACTCAAGAAGGCAGTGGCCGTAAGTGATTTCATAGCGTTCATGCTTATCAGTCACGCCCTCAAGGCTGGCCTTCAGTCTGGCTTCGGCAGATCGCTGATCGCGGACCTTAGCTTCTCTAGCAGCGCGCTTTGCTCTTGCAGCCTCTGCTGCAACGCTGGCCTCATGGCTGTCTTCGGTTCCGACAGAAGGATTGAGTTCACTCTTTCCAGCCGTTTTATATATTGCATTATTAGGTCCATATTCACGACGTTTCCTTTTCAGTTTGATGTTAAGTTTGCTGGTGATTCGGCTGATCGTACCAGGCGTGACACGCAGAAAGTCTGCGATTTCAGTTTGCGACATATCCATCTCGGCGCACTGGATCACTTGGTCAATCAATTTTTCTGAGTTGCTCATTCGTCTTCCTCCAACGGCTTAATCTTGCCATCACCATTGCAATTATCGCAAGTTTCAATTTCACAGCCAAAGTCGCCATGCCAGGTTGCGCTTTGGGCAACCCAGACTTCGCGCTCAACGGTGCCTTCGCCGCTGCATTCAGGGCAGTTGATTAGATTAGTCATATAGTTTCCCTTTCTTCTTCCTAGTGACCCAGTTCTTGCATATGATTTAAATATGCGCAATAGCTATTTTTCGCTTGCACTAATATTTATTTAATATTAAGCAGGAGGGGCAAACATAGGAGGGTCCGATGGATCACAAGCAGTTAATAGGGTTTACCCAGGCCCAGAAGGAAGCCATCGCAGAAGCGGCGCGCCGATCTGGGCTATCTTTTACAGCATTCGTGCGCAGTTCCGCTGTAGCAAGGGCGGCTGATGCTGGCATTGAAGTTACGCAGCCGCAGCCGGACTGATGGTCAACGGGCGCAATAAGGGCGCATCATTTGAGCGGGAAGTTGCCAACATGCTCCGCGATAAGCTGGGCATCGGTTTCAAGCGCGATCTGGAGCAATACCGTGCAGGCGCTCACGCTGACTTGATCCCAGACGATCCGGCATTCCCGTTTACCTTGGAGCTAAAGCGTTACAAGGACGGCCCAATCGGCGGCTCAATAGGCTGGTGGGAGCAAGTTAAAACCGCCGCTGAGCGTGAGCAAAAGATGCCATGCCTGATTTACAAATACGACCGCAAGCCAATGAGATGCGTGATCCCTCTGGCTGCGTTGACTGACTGCGATCACGATTACACTGTAGAGGTCGATTTCGAGACCTTCTGCTATATTGCGAGGGAGGCAATGCAATGAAAGATGGTATTTTAATAGTTATTGCAAAGGATGCAAAAACAGTTGTGCAAATTGACGGGGTCTACTCGAGTCTTCATCCGATGGATTATCTAAAAGACCTTTCGCAATATTGGATCGAAAAAAACCAGCCAAACCACACCAAAAAACTACGTTCCTATATTTGCAAAATTACAGCTGAATATTCGGAACCGAAAGGAACCTTGCCCGGACTTACTAAAACGGGAAATTATCTCGATATGAACCTTTCTGAACTCGAATTAGACACACGGGCATACAATGCGCTTATGGGAGAAAGAAATATAAAATTTGTTGGTGATGTTGTTCGTTTAAGCGATGCTGAACTTCTGCGCATCCCAAATTTAGGGCGAAGATCACTTAACGATATTAGAGCAAAAATCAAACTTGCAAAAAGCAAAGCACTAGAACTCAACTGGATGTGGTTTCATGATCCCCGCTGACCAACTAACTAATTGCTATATTGCTAGGGAGAAGTTCGGATGCTAATCCAATTATCACCGAAAGAGATGTCGCAATGTAAGCAGGCTGCGGCTATGCGCTGGCAGCTTGCCAGGGTGTCTGGCGTTGTTAATCAGCGCAAGGATAAAAGCAGGTCTGACGCAGATTTGGATTTGCTGGGCGTTAAGGCTGAAGTCGCCGTGTCTAAGGTGTTCAACATTCCGCATCAGCACGCGATTGGCGTGGACGATGGGTGTGACCTCTGGCTAGAAGATATTTCTGTGGACGTAAAAGCCACGTTTCATAAGAGCGGCAGGTTACTGTTTAAGCGCAAGGAGGCGTTCAAAGCGGATTGCGCTGTGCTTGTCTGCCAGATTGAGCCTAATAAACTCAACGTAGTTGGCTACGCCTCACAGGCCACGTTTATGAATAAGGCGCAGGAGGTTGATCTGGGTCACGGAAAGGGCTGGGCTATGGCGCAGGACGAATTAAGCTCGCTTCAGAGGCTATGGTATGCCGCCCGGCAATCAGGATTGAAATCTTGAATAAGGAAGAGACCGATGGAAAAGATGTTGAGGTGGTAAAATGATGAGAACAGACCTAACCAATGCCGGATATCACGCCAATGACGCGATCAGTTCCTCTGACGTTAAGCTGGTACACAGCAAGTCGCTGGCACATTGGAAAACCAAAGTCTACAAGTCCAGCGTGGCTTTCGATCTTGGCACTTGCTGTCATTCAATGGTGCTTGAAGACGGCGCCGATGTCATACGCGGACCAGAAACCCGCCGAGGCAAAGCATGGTCAGAACTGCACGAACAGGCGCAGGCAGAAGGTAAAACCCTGTTGACTTGCGGCGACTATGATCTAGCGCAGGAGATGGCACACAGCGTGCTTTTCCATCCATCAGGTCAGCGTATGGCAGGCCCAACAACGGTCAATGAGGCGAGCTTTTTCACTACAGACCCAGTGAGCGGATTGCAGCTCAAATGCAGACCCGATAGCTACTGGGACGCAAAAGGCGTCATCTATGACCTCAAAACCTGTCAGGACGCCAGTCCACGCGGCGTAGCAAAGGACATGCACACATATAACTACGCCATCCAAGCAGCGTTCTATATCTACTGTTTGAACCTGGCTGGCTATGAAGCCAACCAATTTGTCTTCGTGAATGTTGAAAAGGCAGCTCCATATGCTGTATCAACCAACATTCTATCACCCGAATATCTTGAATGGGGTACGCAGCAAATGCACCTGACCCTCGACAAGATTGCAAAAGCCAACCAAAGTCAAAAATGGGACACTGGTTGGTCAGACATCACAAACGTGATTGATCTGCCACGATGGCTACAAGCCGACATTTAACTAGGAGAAAATACTATGGCTAACACTGACTTCAAAAGCGTAATGATCCGCAACGTCGAGTTCAAATACCCTCGCCTTAACGCGACCTATCGCTTCAACACTTCGGAGAAAAAGTCCGAGGAATGCGCGCCAACAGCCTCCGGCGCTTCATACTCAATCGGATGGGAAATGAGCAAGGATGAAGCTGGTAAGCTCCACGCCGAGCTAAAAGCCCACTATGAGACCTGCCAAACCAAAGCTCCTTTTGCCAAGGTATTCGGCATGAAAAAGCTGGACAACGGCAACTATGAGTTTCGCGCCAAGCGCAACGGCGTCAACGGTCAAGGCGCACTCAACGAAAAGCCTCGCGTTATCGACGGTTCAAAGCAACCGCTGGCCGATGTGGCCTTCTGGGGTGGCTCAAAGGGCAACCTAAAGGTCACAGCGTATCCCGTAACCGATCCAGACGGCAACGGTGGCATCTCGCTTCTGATCGACACCGTGCAGGTCACGCACGCAGTGTATGGCGGCGGTGGCCTCGATGACTTTGACGAAGTGCCAACGACGATGGCTGGCGGCGTTGACGCATCTTTGGATGACTTTGGCCCAGCCGCAGCGCCAACAGCGTCACCAGCGCAGGAAATGGCCGACGCCCTGGGGGACGATGAAATCCCATTCTAGGCAAAAGAAAACCCCTGCCAGTTGGGACGCTGGCAGGGGTTACTAGGAAAAAAGTCCGGTGATTGGTGGAAAGGGTCCGAACATGAACAGATTAACAAAAACCAGCGAAGTTGGCAAGCAGCAGCTACTGTTAGCGCACGGTGCGCTTGATACAAAGATAAACGATAAGTACGCAGAATATGACGGAATAGACTTAGCTGAATTGGCTAACCTCGTAAGCGAGCCGCAGGCCAAGGAAAAGGCCGATGCCTCGTTTATTATTCCATCAACCTACCGCGATTACGATGGCAGAAATCACGCCATCCAGCGCGAGCATGGCGAATACTGGTTGCTGGCCCTAGACGTGGATGAAGGTGATCCGTCGCTAACCGAGCTGCGCACAGCCGTTTCCACAGTTACAGGCGACGCATCCGCACTGATATATTCGTCATCCGGGGCAACAGAAGATAACCGCAAGTGGCGCGTGCTTATTCCCCTGGCCGAGGCAATCAGTGGCGAAGATTACGCCGACGCACAGCTCGCACTGTTTGATCTTATGCAGCAGGAAGGCATCACATGCGACCCTGCGTTATCTCGCACTGGGCAGCCAATTTATCTGCCAAATGTGCCGCCAGCGCGCAGAGATGAGCGTAACGAGCCGAGCTTTTACCACGGTGTGCGCCACAGAGGCGGTGGCCTACTGATCCCAGCCGAAAGCACGATCTGGGCAAACTTGGAGTTTCGCCGCAAAAATGAAGCCATTGCAGCAGAAAAAGCCGCAGCAGAGCGGTCACTTCGCGCACAGCAGCGAGAGGAAAATCGCAGCAAATACGATGTCGATGACCCGATTGACGTATTCAACCAGCGTCACACCATATCCGACATTATGCTTAAATACGGCTATGAGCGCAAAGGCCGATCAGACAGTTATCGCAGCCCGATGCAGTCAAGCGGATCGTTTGCCACCAAGGACTTTGGCACGCACTGGGTCAGCCTCTCCGGCTCCGACAGAGCATCCGGCATAGGCCAAGCCACCGGCGAGTTTTGCTATGGTGACGCCTTCGACATCTGGGCGCACTTTGAACATGGAGGCAGGATGTCAGATGCCGTCAGAGAGTACGGCAAGGAAATCCGGCCAACGCCAGCAAAACAGCGCGAAGAGATCGTGAAAGCAGCCTCTGACCCATATGCCGACTTTGACATGGTGCCTGACGCAGAGCCAGAGCCAGTGCAGCCTAAAGCTACAATCATCATTCCTAACGCCGAACAAAAGCCGATCTTCTGGCTGAAGGACGCAGAACCAGTGCTGACATCATCCTACCTCATCAAAGGCTGGCTGGGCCGAGGTCAGATGTCAGTGGTCTATGGGCCATCCAACGTCGGCAAATCGTTCTTCTGCTTAGACATGGCGCTCTGCATATCAGCCAGCGTTGAATGGCAGGGAAGCAAAGTCAAAGGCGGACCAGTGCTATACTTGGCCACTGAGGGGGGCAACGCCTTTCAGTCACGCTGCGTGGCTCTGCGCAAACAGTACGGAATAACGGACGCTCCGCTGGCTGTCAGGCCATCGCCCGTTGATCTACTGCGCCCAGAGGCCGACTTGGCTGGCCTGATCGAGCTGTGCAGGCAGATCGAGGCCGACATGGGAGAGCCGCTGTCCATGATCGTGATCGACACGCTATCCCGCGCAATGGCTGGCGGCGATGAAAACGGGCCGACAGACATGACATCTTTCATTGCCAATGCAGATGCACTGCGTGAAGTCACAGGCGCACACATTATGATCGTGCATCACAGCGGCAAAGACACAGCCAAAGGTGCGCGGGGCCACAGCTCACTCAGGGCCGCCACAGACACCGAAATTGAGCTGGAAGTTGAAGGGGCGTTGCGCACGGCTACAGCCACCAAACAGCGCGACCTCGAGCCACAGCAGCCGTTTGTCTTTAACCTAAAGGTGCATGAACTGGGCAAGGATGAGGACGGCGATGTGGTCACAACCTGTACCATTGAGCAGGCCGATCCAGACGATGTGGCCGACATGAACCAGAAGCGGCCAAGCGGCGCAAACCAGAAAGTTGTCGTGTCAGCCTTCAAACAATTGCGCGGCGAAGGTATCGGCGGCGAGAACCCAACTGGCCCAGGCTGGCCCGAAAGTGGGCGTTTCTGGTGCATCGACGAAGAGAGTTTGAGGGAGTTTGCCAGGGGTAAAATGACCTCCGCCAACCCATCTGGAGCCTACACGGCGGCCATCAAAGGGCTAATCTCAAGCGGCTATATGGTGCAAAATGAGGGCAAAATATGGATTTCTGCGAAGGAAGGCAGGGTCACATGATGTACGATTTTGCTACGATTTTCATGTTGTTGATTTTGCACAATATAAACACGTTTTTCGTATTTTTCGTAGCTAATCGTAGTCAAAATCGTATGATTGGACATGACCTACGAAGAATACGATTTGCCTTTAGGCAATCGTATTAGTATGTCGGGAGAAATTTAATGGCTAAAAAGACAGCCAAGGCGATGGCCAATCGTGGCAAGTTTGACAGCAAGCATACCGACCATGCCAAGCCGATCAATCGAAAGGTTGCCGCAGCGGTTGAGCCGTTCACCTTCGCGTCAGCGGCGGCCAGCAAAGTGTGGGGCGATACGCTGGTCAATTGTGTGCCGCCAGCATACGCCGTCAGATACCGTGAGCTGCGTGATGACCTAGAAGGCGCGATGGCCGCCGAGGATGCCGCACTTTGCGTTGAGCTGGCGACCAGCCTGATTAAAGCACTCAAGATGATGAACCTGAAAGCTCGGCAGGATGGCCATGAGCCGCCGAAAGTTGACGGTCATATCTGCGAGTGGAGTGGCAAGATATATTGCTTCCTCGCCAGCGGCGATATAAGCGCCGTGAGACGCGCAAACAAGAATTGGACCGTCTACCACCTGTCTGACGTTTGTGCCGTCTTAAACGCGCTTACAGACGATCTGGTGGCCCCTGTGGTGAATGAGTTCCCTAAAGCCAAGATCACAGCGGTCAGAATGTACGATGACGAGATTAACTTTGAACCTGATGGAGAGTGAAATGAAAGACAACGTGAGAACACAGGTGCTGAAAGAAGCGTCCCACCTTATTAACGGCCAGCGCGCAGCCGACTACGGTGACGCAAGCGAGAACTTCGGCTGCATTGCAACCATGTGGTCAGCATATCTCGGCGGTTATCCAATCAGCGCGGCTGATGTTTGTCACATGATGGCCCTGCTCAAGATAGCTAGGCTGCGCAATGGTAAGCATCGTGATTCGAGTTGCGACGGCGCTGGCTATATGGCGCTGGGCGCTGAGTGCGATGACGGCGAGTAGACTTTTGCGCAAATATGTGATAAGTGACGTTCAGCGCATCTCCTCCCAGACACGCGCGCTCGTTCACCTGGACCCCTGCTTTTTAGTGGGGGTTCTTTTTTGCTTTGTTTGCCAGTAAGGTCGCCGCAGCAGGGAAGGTTGAGCTATGTCAAATGAAGTTTTTGTTATCTCGAAGGGCATGGAGATCGATGCCGAGATCATTGATGCCGTTTTTGACTTTATGGATGAATGTCACGACGAAGGATATAACGCCGCGCAAATCATGGTTGCGATGTTGTGCGTTGTGCAGATGATACAGGAATCCAGCGTCAATGGTAGCACTGTTCACTGATGGATAAGTGGAGGACACCGGAGGCTGCTGAGTACAGAAAGTTGTACCAGTCAAAGCAATGGCGCATCTTGCGTGAGCAGGCTTTGCTTAGAGATTTATTTATGTGCCAGCATAAGGGCTGCAAGGCTCCACTTAAACGCGGCAGGAGCAGTCCGAGGTCAGCGGTGGTGCATCACCTCAAACCTCACAAGGGAGACCTTGAGTTGTTTTTTGACTTGGACAACCTCGCTAGTGTATGCTGGACTTGCCACTCGGGCGACATCCAGTCGATTGAGAGCAAGGGATTTGACACAACCATTGGCGATGACGGCTGGCCCGTTGATCCCAATCATCCAGCACGGAGATGAACATGGAGCTGAGAGACAAGAATAGCCTTCCCTGGGGAGCGCAGATTGCGCGCGGAAATATGCGGCTGGCACACATTCACCACCAATTTGGAAGAAACATTGCTTGCGGCACTTCATATGTGCCAGTCACAGACAATGGCGTATATCGAACACCTCAAGTGGCTGGTGCCACACAGTTGCGCGTAAAGGCGGGAGGCAACGCTGCTGATACCGCTGACGGTGCTGGTGCGCGGTCAGTTCGTTTATTTGGAATTGATATCAATGGGGATGAGGTCGAAGAGGTGATTGCGACTGCTGGTGCTTCTGCATCTCCTGTATCTTCTACATCATTCATCAGGCTCTATGCTGTTGAGATTGAAACATCAGGCACATACGGTACACAGTCTGTTGGGTCGCACTTTGGTACGATAACGATTGAGAACGCGGCTGGAAGCGAAGACTGGGCAGAGATACCAATCAATGGCTTCCCATCTGGTGCAGCAGCCATTGGTTCACTGACTATTCCGCGCAACCACGTTGGTCTTATATCAAGTGTGCAAATTAATGTTGATCAAGCAAAGACAACTGACATTTTAATTTTGAAACGCGAAAGCGTTCTGCAAACAGCCGCACCTTACAAGCCAGTAATGAAGATGCAGGAGTTTATTGGTGTGGCTGCTCCAATTTCAATCTCTTTTGAGACACCAATCAAGTTCACAGAACTGACTGACATTGGATTGCTTGCAAAGGTCAGCAATGGCACGGGCGCAGTGAGCGTTGATATGGAAGTCATCATGCTCGAGGCTGAGACTTGACCGGGAGGGGTGGGTCAAATCTCTACAGCAACTTACGCCGTAC